AACGTTTCCTGGACGAAATATTATTTTAAAAAAATCGGTAAGACTCAATAAGAATGTTCACTTCTTTTCTAAATGTTTATTAGAAGGGATGAAGGGTAATAGAGTAGAGAAAGAATTTTACTCAAATGATAAAGAGGGGTCAGTTCATTATTGGAATACTTTAAAGAAAGTGCCTTGGGATCTTGAGGGTAATTGGTTAGTGCTTGCTAGAATAAATGATGTAAAGAAAGAACTACAGGAAGAGGCAAGAAATCTTTCGTTATATTACCAAGATGTAAAAGGTAATAAATCTTTTGATATGAACCAATTCCAAGCAATACAATATTGGGAAAAAATATGTGAAGGTGGAAGTATTACAAGAGAAGAGGCCTGTATCATGTATGAATATTTATTAAATATCGACCACGGTTTTAGATCTCAAGATAGTAAAAAATGGAGTTTTGCTCATCCTCAACAAGTATTTAATTTTGATGAATTACATTTAAGATGTGGTATGAGAGATGAAAAGGGCCCATGGGTAGAAGTATTTAAAAGAAAATTTAAAGAGAAAGATAAACAATATTTTTTAAAAATGATTAAAGAAGGCGTAGATTTAAACGAACCTCCTAAAATTATAATAGATACTATTCATCAAGTAAAAGGTGGAGAGGCAGATAACGTAGTCTTGTCTAGTAAATGTAACTTTCCATCACATTATGAAAAGAAAAACTTAAAAGAAAAGGTTAAAGAACTTCGGGTTTGGTATACGGGTGCAACCAGATCTAAAGGTACGTTACATTTGTTAGGCACCCATCATCAATATAATTTTCCATTAGGGAAATATTACAAACTATATGAGGCTAATTATGACAGATAAAGATATGTTTGATGGAGCATTTCCACAACACACCCAGGTAGGCGGGAATCACTACACTAAGTTTGAGATTCAACCGTATGAATTTATATCAAAAAATAATTTAACGTTCTTTCAAGGCAACGTTATTAAATACGTTTGTAGGTATATGAAAAAAGGTGGTATTCAAGATTTAGAAAAAATAAAACATTATTGCAATTTGGAAATTTTAAAAATGAAAGATGCAAAAAGAAAAAAGTAAATGTTGTAAGTGTAATAAAATAGCGGTTGTAATTGATAATAAAAAATACTATTGTGGCGAGTGTTACTGCATTAAATATAAGATACTAAAAAAGGAAAAGAATGACTCATCAACTTAACTTTATCTATAATGATTCTGATTGGGTTTGCCCGGCAGAATACCCCGACTTATCTCAAGCAAAAGAAATTGCAATCGATTTAGAGACTAAAGATCCAAATATTAAAACAAAGGGTTCAGGTTGGGCTACATTTGATGGCCAGATTGTAGGGTTTGCTGTAGCCGCATTCGACCAACAATGGTATTTTCCCATCGCTCACGATGCGGGTGGTAACATGGATATAGCGATGACTACCGCTTGGATGCAAGATATTTTAAAAACACCGGCAACAAAAATATTTCACAATGCAAGTTATGATGTCGGTTGGTTATTGGTTAATGGTTTTGAAATAAAAGGTAAGATTGTAGATACCATGATTGCGGCCGCAATTGTAAATGAAAACAGATACAGTTTTAGTTTAAATGCGTGTGCAAAAGATTACTTAGGTGAACTTAAAAACGAAACTTTCTTAAATGAAAAAGCAAAAGAGTGGGGTATAGATCCTAAAGCAGATCTTTGGAAACTGCCCGCGGGTTATGTTGGCTTTTATGCTGAACAAGATGCGGCCCTAACTTTAAAGCTTTGGCAATATTTTAAACATGAAATTACTAAACAAAGTTTACATGATGTTTGGGATATGGAAATGGAATTGCTCCCAATCTTAATTGACATGAGACGAAGAGGAATACGAATTGATATTGAGAAAGCTCATCTCTTAAAGAAAGAATTTAAATCTAAAGAGAAAGAGGTGTTACATAAAATTAAAAAAGAAACTACGATGGATGTAGACATTTGGGCCGGAAGATCAGTCGCTCAAGCTTTTGATCGATTAGGGGTGGAGTATCCACGGACACCGAAAACCGGAGAACCAAGCTTCACGCAAAACTGGCTAGTAAATTGTAGTAACCCGATAGCGCAACTAGTAAGAGAAGCAAGAGAAATAAATAAATTCCATTCAACATTTATAGACTCAATATTAAGATATACCCACAAAGGTAGAATTCATTCTGAAATTAATCAGTTAAGATCCGACCAAGGTGGAACTGTTTCGGGAAGACTATCATATTCTAATCCAAATTTACAGCAAATTCCTGCGAGAAATAAAGAGTTTGGAGATAAAATTAGATCTTTATTTTTACCAGAAGAAGGTAGACAATGGGGTAGTTTCGATTACTCACAACAAGAACCAAGATTAGTTGCTCACTACGCGGCTTCGGTTAATTCACAATTCACAGGTGCAGATGATTTTATACAAGCTTACCAAGATGAGTCAGCAGATTTTCATCAATTGGTTGCAGACATGGCCGGAATTCCAAGAACCCAAGCTAAGACAATCAACTTAGGTTTATTCTACGGTATGGGTAAAGCAAAATTATCTAGAGAATTAGGAATAGATAAAGATCGAGCGGAAAAATTATTAAATCAATATAATAATAGAGTGCCGTTTGTTAAGTCTTTAGCTACTGAGGTTACTAGTAGTGCCTCAAAATATGGCTTTATTCGGACTGTAAAGGGCCGTAAATGCCGATTTGATATGTGGGAGCCTACTACCTTCGGAATGAATAAAGCGATGAACTATGAAGAGGCTAAAGCTATTTATGGAAATAATATAAGAAGAGCTTTCACGTACAAGGCTTTAAATAGATTAATCCAAGGGTCGGCCGCAGATCAAACTAAACAAGCCATGATTGATTGTTATAAAGCGGGAATGATGCCGTTATTACAAATTCATGATGAGTTATGCTTTTCAATAAATAACGAAGATGATATAAAATTAATCACACAAAAAATGGAGAATGCAATTGAACATCTCAAAGTACCTTTCACCGTTGATATTGCCCTCGGACGATCCTGGGGAGAAGCTAAGGAATAAAGACTGTAAAGAGTGTAACAATACCAGAATTATTCTTGAGGTTGAGGATCTTGAGATTCGTTCGGAGAATCCTTGTCCTCATTGTTGTCCAACACCGGATCAGTTTCGTCTTTCTGGTCTTCTATAATTTTTTTATATTTACTTGGGTGTTTCCATACAAATGTCATTTTTCCTCCTTTAGTAAGTGAATATGGCCCGATGATTTTATCTTTTTAATCTTTTTAACTTAGCTTTATATTTTTTCAAGTAAGTTAAAGTTGTTTTGTTTTTAGTTTCCCACTTTTTAACTAAAGACTCAAGATGCTTTATCTTCAAGTCTTTCTTTTCCTCAAGTGAAATAACTTTTATTTTTGGTTTTAATGTACCTTCAAACCACTTTTGGTCATAAGCAAATTTAATCATGCTCAATTCCAACTCAGCTTGTTGATAACAATGTTCCCTTAAATTTGGTCTTAGAAAATTATGAACCATATGAGATACATCATGGATCAATCTTCTCCAACCTTTACTTAAAGAACTTGGGTTACCGGATAAACATATCCAACATCTTCTAGGTTTTCTAAAATAGAAACCTGACCCAGACTGTTTTTTAGTTACCCACTTGTTTCTCAAATTACTCCAAACTTTTTTCCTAGCAAATTTCTTTACTAATCGTTTGTAAGCTTTTTGAGCTTCTTGTTTAGTAATGTAAGGTAGATCTTTTGGTAGATATGAATTGCACTCATTATACTTTTTTTTAGTATTAATGATTACGTCTGTTTTAGCAATCCATGTTTCCATTTGATCTATTACTTGTTGCGCTGTTTTCATAACAACTCCTTTTGTTAGATCAGACCATATTCACAATGTTTAATAGCTAAGTGACTTTTTAATCACTAATAAAAATTTCTCATAAAAATTTTTACAACGCTATTATATCAAATTGACTTTTTCGATTTTTTGCAAAAAAATATTTTTATTGAATTCTAGAGCGATGAAGTTTTAGGGTGTTTTATTTTTGGTGCGACAATGTAACAGCTTTTTGAGATTTGATGGGTCTTCCGCTATTATCTCTTTTTCGGTTTTCCCATCTTAAATCTAATTCAATTACTTGATCATTATTACCATGACAAATTTTTATTAAATGGCCCTGTGCTGTATCACTAACCCAAAATTTTTTATAATTATTTATAACAATTGTTTTTGCCATTAGTGTAATGACTTATCAATTTTTTTTTCAAACGTATAATTAGAAAGTTTTAGATCTTTACAAATATCATAAAGGATATGCCACACATCTAATTCAGTTTTTTTTAATTTTTTAAACCCACCAAGAAAGTGTGCTTTAGTTGTTAAAGTATCTTCAAGTGCTTGAACTTGTTTAACGGTTAAATAAATTTGAACGCCTTTAACTTTTTTTCGGGACATGGATAGCCTAGAGAATAATTGAAAAAATAAAAAATGCTAGTTATTTTTTTAACTAGCTATATCAAAAAGACCTTTTTTGGCATCTTCAACAGATTGCTCAGCAATCTTTACCTTAAGATCTTTAATTTTAATATCGATCCATTTCATATCAGTCGTTACTCGTCCCTGTGCCAATGCTTGGTTGGCCCACTTGGACTCCAACTGAAGCTTTTCCGATATTAACTTTTGTAGTTGCATCTCGGTCAACCTCCTCGAAGGTTAGAAAAAGAAAATCCGGGTTATGAAATCCGGCCCCTTCTTTCTCGGTTACATCTCCTGAGTCAACCTTCTTTGAAAACGTCTCAAGAGCGTCTTTATCGTTCTTGGCCTCAAGCGTCTCATCAACATATATATTTTTATAGTTAGCTTGGACGCGATAAAGTTTCATATATGATTATATATCAAAATGAGAGGGAATTGCAACTATGAAGGTGTTCCCGGCTTTGGGAGTGGTATAATTGGCTTATTTTGTATCTTTCTGCACTCAAATTTAACAGCTAATTGTTCTTGATTTACCCGATCTGGGTTCAATTGTTCTAAAGATTTACCAGATATTTCATATCCAGCGAGCGCACAGGATCTATGATCTTTAAATTCCATATTTACGTGCACACTTTCAAAGCATTGGCCCGCTAACATACTGCATAAATGTAATACTAAAATAAATTTCATCCTATATTATCCTATAACATTTTTTCCTTGCATATCCCATTTAAATGTTTATATAGTTTTTGCAAATGAAAAAAATAAAAACAAAAAAAGAGGTTAGCATGAATGAAAACAAACTTAAAGCATCGGAGGGTTTAAATGTTTAAATCAAAATCTGAAGCTTTTAGCGATTGGGTAGAAGAAATGGATAAAGTACTTTCTGAAACTCGATCTATGACAACTGATGGTCAGCCAATGGAATGGTCTGATCTTCATTTTAATCAACAAGCAAAAAAACTTGCGGATGTTCCACTTGTACTAGATGATCAAGCAATATACCCACTCAATGAGTGGTCTGCTAAAGATCTGATCCAAAGTGAAATTGATGCAAAAACCAACTCAAGTGAGGAGCACTAAAATGCAAAAAGCAAATAAAAAAGATGCGAACGTAATACACGTTACAAGAGACTACGGTATGTTTAAAACCGTAAAAGGTAATCGAGCAATTGACCAAAGTCACGTCAAGAGGTTGATTAGAGAAATGAAAAAGAAGGATCTAGAACTCCCGATTTTCATTAATGAGAACGATGAAGTAGTTGATGGTCAACATACTTTAGAGGCACGTAAACAGTTGAATAAACCAATACGATACATAAGAGGTAAGTTCGAGAGTGAATTCGATGTTGCCGTTATGAATGCCAATAGAAAAAATTGGCCGATGACTGCTTACTTAAATTTCCACATTGAAAATGGAAAAAAAGATTATCAAATCGTTAAAGCAATGACCAAGCAATATTCTTTACCATTAGAATGTGCTTTGTTTATTTTAGCGGGCGGATACTCTATGTGGAGAGAAACAAGAGACGATTTTAAATCTGGTAAATTTAAAATTACTCACCTACAAAGATGTAATGATATGGGGTCTTCATTAATGTATATAAAAAATAATTTTAACATTAATTTGACTAGAGGTTTTATTACTGCATATGCGGTGGTATCAGAACATCCTAAATTTAAGTGGGAACGTTTTAAAAATGCTCTAAAAACAAAATCTGCGTTATTGTTACGAGGTACAAACACAGAAGATTTTGTTAGAGTATTTGATAAAATCTATAATGGGAATGTTCATAACAAAATAAATTTTGTTAGATATTTTATTGATAGGGATTACCAAAAAGACGAAGATCAAGACCAAGAATAGAAAGGAACACACATGGACATAAGCAAATGGAAATCTTGCGCTGTCGACATTGACACCTATTGCATTTTACGTGCAATGGGTAGTCATGGGTTTCGTAAACCCGCATCGATGATTGCAAAAATTACCGATGATGAGGTTAAAAAGATCGCGAAGAAAAATAACGCGTCTTACGAAAAAACGAAGGAGAATTTATTGTCTCAAGGCCGAAAGCTCTTGAACGGTAAATAGTGGCCACGTTGGGCGGGTACGGGAGACTTTCCCCGCCCAATAAAACACTTGCAATTCATTTTAAAAATCATTAAATATTAATTACGTATTCCAATTTACCTATATGAAAAAGTGGGGTTAAACACTTTACGTTTCATTAAACACGAAAAATTTTAATAACTTTAATTTTGAGAGGTTAAAGGTATTGGATACGTTGCTTTTAGGTATTTTAGCCCTCCGGGTTAAAATTTATGTGCGGAGTTTCATTCCATATCTTTTCCCCCTCCGCACATAAACTATGGATGAACTTGAGAAATTAACTGTTGAAAATTTACAAATCTGCCGTGAACTAGACGGGCCTGACCGGTGTGAATTTATCGAAAGTCATTTAGAAGATTATAATTTCGCTTTAGCTGTGGTTTCATCCCCTAAAATATTGAGGTATTACCGTGAATTACTCACTAAACTTGTTAGAGATTTTGGGCACTAATATTGCACGGGAACTGACCCGAGAACAACGGCTACCGGAAGAGCGATTATTCCAAGCGATTATATTACAAGCATTCGAAGATGCGTTAAGTATTGGGGAAATGAAACAAGATGCATATGCAAAGCAAGATAGCTTTAATTGGTTCTCAACTATAAGTGATGATTTTGATACGGTCTGTTGGTTTGCTAATTTTGATCCCGAAATAATTCGTAACAAATTTAATGAACTCGTTAGAAATAAAACAATCCATTATACCAAAAAACAACTTAAATGGCTACGGTACCGGTTTTTATATAAGCAATATCGAGAGGTAGAAACTAAACAAGAGCGAAGGCAAATTTTAAAGGAAATTAAAGAAATTGAGGGGCTTAAAAAAGAAAAAGAATAGTCAAGGTGGAATAACTGTTCTAAGAGAGTAATGACTTAAAGCCATATCTGAACGTTATCAAAAATATAGACCCCCGACAAGTAAGAAAATCAAAAAAATTTGTCGGGGGAACTAAAGGGTCGTTTATGAAAACATTTTCATTATAAATTATCCATGTTCCGTTAGCAAGTATTACTTAAATATCCTCCCGAGACCCCGATTATCCTCCCTAAGCTTTGATACTGCTCTACGTGGCTGTATGGCCGTTTAAATGGTATAATTATCCTCCCCGAGCCCCGAAATTTATTAATGGTAAAATGTTAAAGAAACACGGCCAACGGACACCGAACCAGATTTTCGTGCCTATTGGCCGTAATGTTTATAAAAATTTATCTATATAGATTATACAGACCCCTTACAAGAAAAAAGTGCTCATGGGGTAAAAGAGGTGTCCCTCGTGTCCCTGTAAGCAATTAATGTAATAATAACAGTCACTTAAGTACGTTTTTATGGTGTCCCTGTGGTGTCCCTATGGTGTCCCTTAGGGACACCTAATCAGTAATATTGCATAAATAGATACCCTTCGCAAATTTTTTGGGGTATTACAAAGTGTTGAAATAATCTATATAGTATAAAATTATGGCCCAAGTAAAAAAGATTGATAGATCGGAAAAAGACCTAACCCCAAAGCAACGATTATTTGTGGATATCCTTGTGGCTAATTGGGGCGAAATTTCTTATGCGGATGCTTGTAGACAAGCAAAATATGAATGTAAGAATGAAAGTGATTATTCTGCAATTGCATCAAGATTAATGAACAGAAGATTAAATCCCCATGTTGCAAAATACTTAGATCAGCAATATGAGAAAGAAGTAAATAAATTTTCCAAAGATAAATTAAAAAGATTTAGAAGGCTTGATAAATTATCCAAGAAGGCTGAAGAAAATAAACAGTTTAACGTATCCGTACAGGCTGAATATCGTTCGGGCCAACTAGCCGGTTTATATGTTGATAAAAGAGAAGTAAAAGTTTCTGGTCTTGAAGGTATGTCTAGAGATGAACTCGAAAATAAATTAAAAGAACTATCAAACAAAATAGACGGATACAATGCAAAAACGATCGAGGCCGAAACAACAGACATTAAAGAACTTGAAGAATAAACCATTTAGTGAATGGTTAAAAGTTTTTAATGAGAAACATAATCCTCATTTAAATACTAGTATAGGTACGGTTAATGTTAAAACGAAAAATAACAATAAATAAAAAAGCAAAGAATTGGCAAGATAAGTATCCTATGGTTGAGGCCGTTTGGTTGGATATTGTTTCTGAAAGTGGTTGGCAAGATATCGATAATTTAAAAGATCAAAAACTTGCAACTTGTGTGACTAAGGGCCATTTACTTTCACAGACAAAAGGGGTAACAAGAATTTTTGGCGACTATTCTACAAATGATAAAAATGAAATAGAACAAATTGGAAATACAACAATCATTCCGAATAGTGTAATTGTTTCAATTAAAAAAATTTAGTGGTGGTGGAAAGTTTGTTTACAGTTGAGCCTACCCACAACAATGAATACGAAAAAAGTAAGCGACCGAACTTTCCTAGTCATACAGGATAATATGACGGGTCTCCACCACTAGACCAATTTTTTTAATTCAATTTATTTTGTTTCTTTGCAATTGCCGAAACAACTTTGTCTGACTTAAATGCTTTCTGCAACATTCCGTGCATTTTAGAAATCATTTCAGTTTCTCCGTGTTTCAGTTTATCTGGGCCGGTATATTCCTCATGTTGTTCTACCGGAATAAACTTAGTCCAATATGCAATATAACCTTCATAAGCATCTTTTGGTTTTTTGATTGCTTTACTTGATGAAACAAACCATTGATTGTTTCTAAACAGATAAATGTATTCAATCATATGATCCGCTCTCATACTGTCCATATACCAATATTCATTGTTGTAGCTTAAATTTTTTTCATCTTGTCTTTCATAAAAACTACATTCTTCAATGGTACTACCTAAGAAGGACGCATTTCCGTGAGCGATTAACTCTTTGGCTTTGTCGTAACTATAATAATATTTAGTTAAACAATTCCCCACTCCGTCTGGGTATCCATCACTATGGACATAGATTACATTTATTTGATTTGTGATTGGGTCTACGACCGCAACATTACTTCTTGTTGACATAACTTTTCCCTCCTGTTGATTATGCTACTTGTTTACTTAATACTAAAGGCAACTCCACCAAATGATATTTTTTCTTATCATCAATAACTTTGTATGCGTTTAGTTTATCCATTGCGATATCACGGTAAACTGTTTTTGTTTCAATCGCAAAAGTACTATCTCCATCATTCCATTTCTTTTCACTTATTATTAGGTACATTTTTCCTCCTTTGTTTGATTTTAAAAGTGACAAGTACATCTTCATCTTGATGCAATTGCACTTGGTATTCGACAGGGCTTTGTTCTAACCACTTTTCGAATTTCTTTTTGGTTTCATCCTCATATTTTTTGGCTCGGTTTTTAGCCATAACCTCATCTATTCCCCACCTTGTTTGATCTGTCATTTCTTCTCCTCATCTTTTTTTAAAAATTTAGTAATTTTTTCAAAACCAATTACTCCCAGACCAATTGTAAAAAACACAATTAAGAAAATAAAACCCAAAATGTTTAATATTAATTGTGATAATGTCATTTCTTTATCTCAATCCCAGACGCAACCATTTGATTGTTTTTATAATCATAAACATCAAAGTATTCGTACTGCGTTCGCTTATCATTTGTTCTTAAAATTAAATCAAAGTCCATGAGAATTTTATTTGTATCCTCATCCTCATTCTTTAATATAATTTGACAATGTTTATCTTCTAACATAACTTTTCCTCCTCCCATAAGATACCATAAGACCAATTAATTACAATATAAATTTACAACTCTTCAATTTCCATTATTTCTGAATTTCCGTGAGTACCAACATCCCAATCTGAAAATCCTCCATCATTGTAAATCATATTCCATGCAATTTTTTCGGCCTCCTTTTTATCTTTTGCCTCAATATTTCTTTCCCATGTACTTTCTTCCCATGCTATAACTTTAAAAGTTTTCTTCTTGCTCATTATTCCTCCTTCGCTTTGTTAAATGATTTGTTTAATTGTTCTTGTCTAAAGTTATCTTTTTCTATTTTGTCTAACCTACCAACAATCCAAAATAAAATTGCGATTGGTAAAGTTACAACAAAAATAATTATGATTGATTTCATTTTCTCGTACTCCCTTCAATTAGACCTTTCTTATATATTTCTTTTTCTTTATCGTTGTACATAGAGATATCATGTAAAAAAATATCCATGTATTCATCATCTTTAGCTATATTTGTGGTGAAAAAAATATTTTGATCATGTGTTTCAATAAAACTTAAATAATCTTGCATATCAACAAAATCTTCACCTAACCAATCCCAATCATTTTCATCAATAATTTTATCCATATCATTTAATGACATTTTAGATAATTCCTCCCATTCAGTAGGTCTCAAGATTTCAAGATTGTCGATATTAAAACATTGATAAAACTTATTGTTCTTATAAAATTTATTATCTAAGTCATTAAGTTTCCATCTTAATCTTTTTTCATTACTTAAATAAAAGTCCATATTATTATAAGTAGGGGCATCTGGGTTTTCATCTGCCAATATATCTTTAAAATCAACCACTAAATTTTTATCTATTTTCATTTTCCCTCCATTACTTCAAACTCAAACGGCTGTGGTATGCAACTCTCATCAATTGAAACATCATCCCCATTGATTACGTAATCATCAAATAAGTCTATAAAAGTACCTACATTGTAAATATCTTTTTCACTTACTTTTAACTCTTTATCATCCACTTTTAAAATTGGCCCGTCTCGATCAAAAGCACCATCTACATGAGCACAATTTGTTTTAAAGTGTCTTTGCAATGCTAAGGCAATCGCACATTCCGAACTATTACCCGCCTCTCCTTGTTGTATATCTGCTCTAGTAACTTTTATTTTCATTTGTCCCCCTTTAGATATCCAATCTCTTCTAGATATTCGTAAGCCTCATTCATTGCGTCTCTAAAATGTTTTGTTCTATATTCTGCCGGTGTATCTTCATCAGCATTACAACACATTTGAGAAAGTAGATCACACAATGTTAGAACTTTTTTTTCTAAACCTTCTATTTGTTTTATATTTTCTAAACCTTCATTCATTTTGTAT